CAAGTCTTTGTTAAGCTGATCTTGCGATATAGCCATTATTTAGTTACCATTTTTTGCACGACCAATATCTTGCCGTAAATTTATCTTTTGCTGTTGAACAACGATGTCTAGCCCTAAAAGATTTTCTACGAGCTGGCTCATTCTTACGAATGCGCATATTGGGATCACCATAATGGATAACTTTGACTTGATTACCCTTCTTTGCTAAAACTACAAATTTTTTGGTGTCCCTCCAACTCCTGCGTGGCTTGTTGAATCCAGCGTATGTATGACCCCTGTACTCGATTCGACCACCACTTAGTCTTTTAACATCTTTCATGGTAACAAAATAGCTACTATTTATGTTTTGATTCAATACTAAATTAAAGTATTGATTTATAATGATATTTTCTTTTACTTTTTATTATGTCAGAAAACGTACCAGCAAAACCAGCCCTTTACAGCCGAGTCAAAGCAGAGGCTAAACGTAAGTTTAAGATATTCCCTAGTGCATACGCATCAGCCTATATAGTTAGAGAATATAAAAAAAGAGGTGGAACATACACAGGAAGGAAGAGCAAAAGAAAAGGCATCGCACGATGGATGCGTGAAAAATGGACTACTCAAGATGGCTCTCCTTGTGGATCAAAAAAGTTTATAGGCGTAAAAAAATGCCGACCTACTGTTCGTATCAGCAAAGAAACACCTGTTACATGGCAAGAACTCAAGGCAAAGCGCAAGGCAACTGAGGCTGTAAGAGAAAAACAGCGTGTAGGAATGGGTAAACGTGCCAAAGCTATTAGAAGAGACTAGCGTAGCACATACATTGGTGAACTACTAGCTTTTTCATTACGCCAAATAGCATAATCTATTGCATCGCTCATGTGTCCACGATTTCCATTGTCTATTTTTATGCCTTTATCATTCACAATTGAATACATATAGTCTTTTATGGTGTGTTCGCACCTAGTATTTATCAAAAGTCGTCTTTCACCATTGATTCCAGCATAAATTACGTTGTTTACCTTGTCTACACGCACTTTTCTTCGTGGATTTTGTATGTCTAGTTCATTTTTATACGAAATATCGTTTTGTTCGAGTATTTCCCTTACATAATCCCAATCATTTTTGCCTACACGACCATAATTGCCACTTTTTTGGTTAGAAGTGTTGTCTCCAGACAATAAAACCTTAGAAATATCCCATTTTTTTAGTAATTCAACAGCTTTGGTGGCTTGTTCGGTGGTGAGGGCTTCTTTGGAGTAGATTTCGTCAAATACAATATACTGCCTAAGCCCATTACGAGCCTTTTTAACTTGGAGCAAAGCCCAACAATGAGGAGACCTATTGAAATCAGCGCAAAGCCAAGCAGGACACCCATTATCGAAATCGAGAGCCGTAAGATTGCCGTCAGGGTAGTGATTATATCCATCAAAATGTTTGTATGCCTTCTTCGTAGGATCATCTGTTTCCTCACTCATCTCGTACCCCAACTTATACGATAGAAAATCCATCGCCTCTTCTTGGAGCAATCGTTGTTTACTATGATTTGTTTCCCATAAAGGTATTTCCCATATCTTATCAGCCTGTCTCATAAATGAAATATACTTTTTAATGAACTAGCTGGATCTACAAAAAATATAGAGACTTGATCTTTAAATGCCTCATCTAATATAGAAAAGGCTCCAGAAATATATCCATGTAATGTATCTAAATCATAAGTAAGGATTGAGCAGCCCTTCCTCATGCATTCATCTATTATATAATCAATCACACCAGATTCTGTGTTTTTATCTAACACCTCCCAGTATTGATTTACTACCTTAGCACCAATCATATCTACAAATCTATTCAGCTCTTTTTTTGTGTTGTCAACATATTCTTGATCTAAATCTGTATTAAATCTTACATATATGATTACTTTAGATTGTTCCACTCCTCTACCTTATACCCTGTTTTATCTTCCTTTACCGATATTTGTAATACATTAAAAATGCCAGACTTCATGAGTCTACTATTGGCATCATTAGGATGATAGGGAGTACAGACGCTCAAAACAATACCTTTATCATGAACACGCTTGATCCATGTGTTAGAAACCTTGTTCCACACTGTGTCTCTACGAGCAG